GCAAGTTGTTCTTCGTGAAAGGATTGTCGAGGTAATGGGAAGTAGAATTGCGGAATTACCGCTTGACCAGGAGGAATAACAACATTGAGTTCACCTTGTCGTTGGTAAGGAACCAATTGTGACCCAACGTCTTCGACCTCTTCGATGATGGGCATCGTCAGGTCCATGACATGTGCAGCATGTACTTTAACGTGACACGAAGTGGTTCCAAGCCTACCCCGTCTAGTATTACCGGGGTAGGCTATGGAACCGGAACCATCCGGTTCATAGCTTAAACATGGGGGTCCAAGGGGAACACCCCTGAAGTCATGCGATGGAGTCGAGTGATAACGAGGATCCCGCTAGCCCTACATATTTGTGTTTTGCTGCTATTACAGCATTTTTTCAGGCACTGCTCATTCCTCGACGTGTTAGGAGTGGCATTAGCAGTGGGAGCAGTGCATCTCGTTCAAGTTTATCACCTAGGGGCTTGAACTGAGAGTTATGAGTGTGTTTTGGCAGGATAGGACAAATCCTGCCATTGTACGCACGAAATTTGTACCTTTTATTACGGAGTTGGCACGCGCTTATGCGAACCAACCTCCAGTTTTCAGAGGCAGATCGGCGTTGCCGAATTTCCGTCGGTTTATCGAAGGTAGGTTGAATCAGGCCAGTGTTGCCAATTCAATGGCGCATCGTGATTTGCGCAGTTATGACACTCGAAGTCCTGTTCTTCGACGTTATGCGGGTGTGTCTAAATATAGTAGTAATCCTTGGGATTACGAGCAGATAGGGGTTAACAGGCCCTACAATTTTGATGTCGCTGTGTTGAATCGGTATCAGAAAAGGGCGAAGGAGACAAGGGCCAAGTTGTTGTTTTTGGGCAGGCTTTATGGAGATGTACTGGCTATGGATCAGTTGGAACAGTACATTTTGAGTCATTACGGAATTTTTTGAAAATTCAAATGTGTCAGGGTTCAAGAAATTTGAAAATTCAAATTTGGCAGGTTACAACAGTGCGTAAATCCGTAGGTTGCATTGTGACATGTGACCCACCCCTAAGAAAAAAAAATAAAAAGGATACCAAAAAAATAGTGGCACACAAAAATGAGTGTTTTATACTGACGACCGCACCCACACGGTGCCGAGAAAATAGGGTCATGATTTCTTGGCAGACCTGCATGGTGCCAGGAGGTGCGGCACTATTTAAGGACGGGGGAGGCACGGTGTTGAGTCAGAATTCGAGTCATGAGTGTCCCCCGCGAGTCGCCCAAGAAGCATTGGGTGTTTACTTTGAATAACCCGGCCCCTAACGATGATGGTGGAATGTGGTTGTTGCCGTACGAGTATGCTGTTCTAGGCAACGAAGTTGGAGAGTCCGGGACCCCTCACATTCAAGGCTATGTTATTTTCAAGAAGAAGTATCGTCTTGCTCAGTTGAAAGCTCACAGCCCGCAAGGAGGAAGATGTCACTGGGAACCGCAGAGTCAGTATTCGACGCCCGGACAGGCTGCAGACTACTGCATGAAGGACGGCAACTACAAGGAATTTGGCCAATTGTACGTTGGCCAAGAAGAGTTTGTGAATCTTGAGTTGTATGATGGCAACCATAGTGATGAATTTGCCGAAGAGGAGGAAGACCCTCCTTTGAAGCGCACATGTACTATGCAAGCGCGTGAGCAAATGTTTTTGTGATGCATGTGCAGGCCCGAATCGGCCCAAAATAAAGGTGGTGAAGCAACAAAGAGGAAATGGTTAGACGCGCTTGAGCTTGCGAAGCGAGGTGAATTTGATGAGATTGATCCGCACATCCAAATTCAATATTTCACGTCGCTAAGAAAGATCCATCAAGAAACTTTGCTCAAAAAGGATTCTTTGGATGGTGAATTAGAGAATTTTTGGTATGTTGGTCCTCCTGGAACCGGCAAAAGCCGCAAAGCTCGTGATGATCATCCTCATGCGTACTTCAAGGCAGTCAATCATTGGTGGGATGGATACGCTGGTGAAGAGACTGTCATCATCGACGAATGGGAAGTCAATTCTGGCAAGTTTATTGGGCATCACCTCAAAATTTGGGCTGACAGATACCCATTCAAAATGGAGGTCAAGGGTTCGAGTTTGCCGTTGCAAAGACCGAAACGAATCATTATTACGACCAACTACACAATTGATGAATGTTTTGGAGCAGACAGAATGTTGTGCGACGCAATTCACAGAAGATTCAGAGTGGTGGATTTCGGACTGGCCCCATACAGAGGACCAGCAAATTCACATGTTGTAGAAGAATGTGATTGATTTATTATGGAGTAAGTAAAGTATCATCCAAAACGAACTGTGTTTGGTGATTGTGTGTAGGAAGTCATAACGGGTTTGAGACTGGTAGTCCAGTGTTGTTGTTGAGCATTTCGATAGCATCGTTGGAACCTGTGTCGCTGTAGCTGATGTATGAATTGTACAAGTCAATGGACAATGTAGGGACGTTGTAGAAACCAGTTGGGAAGACGTTGGTCGTTGCAAGAAATATTCTGTTTTGACGACCCAGATGAGACGGAGAGATTCGAAGGTGCAATTCCATATCACCAGCGTTCCACTGAGTAGGAGGATCAGGTGGTGCCCATTGGTTATCATCTGAATTGATAATGTGTGTCCAAGCAGTGTATGGACTGACGCTTGTGTTGGATGGGACATCCTTGAACCTCGAAATAGTGAGCGGAGCTCCACTGACTGCCAGAATTTGTGGTATGGCTGCATTTGTTGCTGAAGTTCCGATAATGAAACGGATTCGGACGACACCAGAGAATGAAGATGGGAAGTCAATTGTTGCAATCAGTCTGTAAGCTGTTGCATTTTGTGTCGGGTCAAGCATGTTGAGATTATCAGTATCGGCTCCTGTCGGAATGGTGAGTGCTTGTGCAGGTGTAGTCATTGTGACTGTCGTTCCAAGCGAGTTTTTGGCAGCTCGCAGCAATTTGGTAGGATCCCAAGGATAGCCGTTGGCAGTTATTTGTGTCGTCTGCATAGTGTACAAATCACGAGGGATTGTGTAACCATTTCCTGTCATGAATTTGGGCTTTCGGAGATGTACTGTGTAAGACACCCAGAGTTCTCCAATTTGTTGACCTTGATATGCTGAAGGACAGTTGAGAACAGCCAGACTTGTACGACCGTGGTCGTAGTCTTTGAGGTCTTCAGAGGAAGAGAGGTTTCCGACTCTAACATATTTCCCTGAAGGGCCCGAGTTCTTGGCAGGGTCACATTCGATTCCGTGAATGAGAGATTCAGTGGTTTTGCATGACATGCCTCCTTCGTAGAGCATCATTTCCTCTTTGTCCGCGAAGATATCTTGGTCAGGGTTGTATTGAGTAGCCATGACTACCTGACCCACTTGCCCACTTGTAGCCGCGAAGTCAGTGACTGTGGACTTGAAGGTGAATATGAGTTGAATGAATTGGTAATCTTCGAAATTGGATGCAATCTGAGACAGCCAAGGAAAAGAGAGAGTGACGCCTGGGTTTAACGCCCAGGATTGAATTTCAAACGCTTTGCTCGACGTTGGTGCGTAGATGTCGCGGACGTATTCTCTGTGGGAGAATGTAATAGTATGCATATCACTTGCAGCGAATTGTGGAACTACGTTTGAAGCAGCAGCTCCACGATCAGTAACGAGATTGTTTGCAGCGTATTCTCCACGTCCTGTGTAGATGCGGTCGTAGAGGTCTGCAAGAAATGAGTTACAACTACAGGGTCAAAATTATAAAGCACCTCTAGCAGCTTCTTCAGCAGCATCTCCAACGAAAGCACCCCCTGCGGTTGCGTATCCTTGAAGATTAGGAATAGCGCTCAACGCAGGGTATTTTGCTTGTACAACATGTGCGGCAACGGCACCTAAGCCGCCACCAATCAATTGTCCAAGGTACCCACCTGATCCAGAGTACATTCCTTTGCCACGCCAGTGAAGGGCCTTTCTCAGTGCTTGTTCTTCTGCACCAACTTCAGAGTATTTGGCACCAGCCGACATGCCAAGAGCTTTAGCATAAGGACCGCCGCGTTCAACTTTGATTGAAGCGTATTTGCTAGGTGGCCAACGGCCACGACGAATTCCTGTTTTGTATGCACGACGTAGTGCCCCATAAGGATACCGGCGGCGATAACCACCGTAGCGACGCATGCCATAAGGCATTCTGTAATCTGAAGCAGTAAGGTCATGAGAAGAGGATTGAATGATTGGTTTTTCATCTTCATCGATTCTGCCAAGCATAGGAGGAGCCGGCGGGCGTTTAGCCATGACAGGAATGCGAACACCTCCTCCTGCTATTGCCTTTGGGGGTTGTGGAATGACAATGTTCTTGGGAGGATTGATGAGATCTTGACGTACAGCAGAGACATCTGATCCGACGCGTCTACGAATGACAGAGGAGATAAGATCCTTAGCAGATTTGCGTAATCCTCGTAGTGTAGGCCAACCACCTGCGGATACAAGGTTTTGGTTGGCCAAGAAGGAACCTTTCCGTTCTACCTCAGCGAGTTGTCCTTGTTGCCGTCTATATAGTTGCAGGTCTCCTGCTCGTTGTCCTCTATCTTGCCAAGCTTCGACTCGCTGTGTAGCTTTGCGACGCAGTTCCAGTTCATGCTGTAGTTTGCGTCGTTCCAAGCGAGCAAGTTGTTCTTCGTGAAAGGATTGTCGAGGTAATGGGAAGTAGAATTGCGGAATTACCGCTTGACCAGGAGGAATAACAACATTGAGTTCACCTTGTCGTTGGTAAGGAACCAATTGTGACCCAA